ATTATTGCTCACAATACAAGAACAAAATCGTTCTTTTTTATCCACTTTCTCAAAAATACCTTTTTTACGGTCATTGCTTAACTCAATTAATCGTGTATTGTCATACATTAACCATAACGGTAATCTTGTATTATTGGTTTTCACACATGTTTTATCAAATGTAAAATTATATGCAGATACGGGTCGCGCAGGATAAGGTTCTCCTGAATAAAATATACACCTGATATTAGGATTATTAATATATTGCATATGCGTATTTCCAAATAAACTATAAAATAGAATAGTCGGTTCTTCATTGTGCTCTACCACAACCACACTTTTTGAAACTAGGGCCGCATATTTTTTGATTATATTTATCAAGAAATTATTGTGTTTATCAAAATTTCCTCCACAATATTCAGTGGCCCACCAGTCCGCATATGCAACTTTAACCGCATTTGTTGCATTTGTTGCATTTGTTGCATTTGTTGCATTTGTTGCGGTTTTTTGATTATCCTCCACATTTTCAAGTCCTGTAAAATCAAACGCATCATAGGACATCTGGATGTCCGTATCTTGATTATTGTTCAGCTGAAATGAAGGTGTATCCACCAAACACTTGTTTACAGTCCACATTACAACCCCCGCATTAATATATATGCCAACCCAATCAATCGCACGTGTAACGTGATGAACATTAATGTATTTTAAAATTTTGTTACATGCATTTTTGCTAATAATATAACCAAACGCGCCATATGCGCTAATGCTGTGCTTTAATATGCTAATGTCTAATTCTTCCTTTGCAAACTTCTCATCCTTGAGCAGTTGACTTCCAATTAATAAATAATCCACCTTTTGCTTTACATATAACTCTATTACATGGTCCAACTTATTCTTAAAATCATCGCACAATGTCACGTCATCTTCTAAAATCACGTAATAATCATTCATGCAATCCGCGACGAGTGCTTCCCATAAGTTAATATGACTGAACGCACAACCAATAACGGCTTTTCTGTATTTAAAATCATTCCCTAAAAACAACTCTTTAATTTTCAATGTGGGTGCCAAATCTTTACCATATACTGCTTTAGTAAATTCATAGTTTTCAACAGACTCCGCATTCAAATATTCCGTCATTTGAGTTTTTCTATCTAACCGTTGGGGAAGATTTATTATTTTAATGTATTTTCGGGTTTTCATTTTTGCCTGAACATTCGTTTGCAACATGTTATCCCAAACTATCGCGCGACTATTCCATGAACACGTGTTTGCATATTCAATGCCTTGCGCAATCATCGTATCCCTAATCTCTTGCGGTGAATTATGCAGCGCTAGTAGCGCGTTAATTTCTTCATTTGGTCTTATTTGAATACCGTTTCCATTCATTGTATTAGTTAGCCCTGCGCCAGGATAATATAAACATAACACTCCAGACCGCAACATCTCAATTGCAGTGATGCACGACGTCTCTGGCCAGTTGCTTGGGTATAACCAATATTCCGCGCATTCCATGAGGTTATACAACTCTGGTTGGCTTAATTTGCCACAATGCTGGATGCTAGAATGATGCTGTTTTATAATTTTCTGCATTCTCTCATCATCTGAATTGCCAGGGAAATTATTATAGGAAGAAATTTTCAACTCTGCGGTAGGAATAATTTTAAGTATCTCTGGCCAAAGTTGTAATAACCGTTCTAACCCTCTTTCTGAGCATGAGGTGTATACAAAACGGTTTTTTATCTTTTTCACGTTGGACGGTTCTTTAAACATAGACAATACTATGCCATTATTAATAATGTGTATCTTGGATTTCAAAGAAGGGTACCTATTTCCTATATGAGTTTTATGCCACTCTGTTAAACAAACGACGCCATCAATGCGGTCACCATGTTTTTCCAAAAGTTGGAATTCGCTTAAATTGCATCCATATGGGGATAACGCAGTATCATGAACCCATATAAAGGTTTGCAATGCTTGCGCATTGGGGAATATCTCATAAAAGCTGACATATCTGGAAACAATAATCGTGTGAAAAAACGTTTGCGATATGAGCGACCCCAATTTAGATAAATTCACATACTGAACATTACCGATTGTTTCTTCCTCTACATTCCCTGAAATAATTATTTGGTAGTCCTTGGGAAATGCAGCCGCAAGATAATTCACTGCGCGTTCTGACCCGCCTAACGCGTTATTTAGTCCATATGTGTAGTTCCAGTTATTATTGCCAAATCCCGCGAAAATTAATACTGTTTTGCAATTTACACCAAACTTGAAATGATTGATTGCAACCTGTTGCGTTTTTTGCAGTTGCGATTGTTGTGCTGGCGATTGTTGTTTAATGCCTTTCTTTTCTTGCTGCATGTTTAAAATTTGCGCAATAATGGGGATTTGCAACGGCTCATATTTTACCCAAAAATCATAATTTAACACATCATATTTGTTTTCTATGGCAAATTCAATGTAATTATTAAATAGCTCAAACATGTGCTGCACGAAATCGGGAACAGATTTTACAATATCATTCAACATAGGAAGAACAAACTGAAAATTATATAATAAATTTGACATGTATTGCGGCTCTATTTGCGCGGTCCGTTTTAAAAATATGATTTGGTACATTTTAACCATAGTCTCAAATTGTTTCACCTTTTCGCTCACAATAATCATAATGTAGGGCAAATAAAAATTACACACACGATTATCTACAAACAGCTTGCTTACAAATGTGTCATCCAAAAAATCTGCCTCATAGTATTTTTTAATCACCGAATAATATGCATATGCAATTTCACACTGGCCCTCATTGCAATAATACGTGATAAGCTTATAAACACACTCTGCTCTATCTTTATCATAATAAAACGATTTCACCAAATAAAACTGCGCGGTGTCTATCTGTTTTAAATTTTTATAACACTTGTACAATTTATAGCAGCACATATATTTCTCTTGGTCCCAACCGTTGCGCGTTAATGTGATTTTATACCATTTGGCCGCGCTTTCGTAATCCCCATAATCAAAAAAACTATTTGCGCAATAAAACGCATACCTATCTCCCAGTGAATTCTTATCATCTGTTATAATAATCTCATTATACGCTTTTTCCAAGACAGCCGCGTCTTTTAAATACTTTTGCGGGTCATTATTTCTACTTCCGCCCCTACCAGATACCACACTGTAACCGCCTTGTATCACACAATTGTCCACTTGCTGACCTAGACCATCCAAATATTCATGCAATACCCCAATGTATTGCCATTTTTTATGATTATTTATTAATAATGGACGATGATAGCTGAACCCATTCAATGACCCAAATGTAAGGGAATATGCGTCGTGTGTTAATTTATCCGGCAGCAAAAGTTTCCCCTCAATTTCATCATCTGCATCAAACACCAGCACATAATCACTCTTGTTTATTGCGTGATTTAATGCAACCGTCCGGTTATGCCCAAAATTCGCCCACTCGTCATGATGAATTTTGCCCGGAATGCGTTTTGTTTTGAAAAAGGTTTCAATAATTTCTACTGTATTATCCGTTGAGCCAGTGTCAGATATTACCCAATAGCTAAAATTAAAATGAGATGTAAGATTGTCCAGCGTTTTGCCAATGATGTGCGACTCGTTCTTAACAATCATATTTAAACATATGGTTTGACCACTCTTTGTTCCAGTCTGGATTTCTTCCACAGTAATAAAATCCATTATTGTTTTATATTAATGGATTTTATTTAACTTGTTTTTATATTTATATATTTATTCTGCATATCTATCTTTCTGCATATCTATCTTTCTGCATATCTATCTATATTCTGAACTCTTTATCCTCTATCTCTAAAATAAACGCCTGGTCGCACGATTTATACATTATTTTGAAATAATTAACCATCACATCTCTAGTGTTATCAGGCAAACTATATGACTTAAACCTATCTAACCCACAATTATCTAATATTTCCCATAATTTTTCATTTTTTACAACATTGTCCAATAATATGAAATCATTGTTTTCATCCTTATACAACTCGCGTATGTAATCTAGGTGATGGTAAAATGCATCCACATTGAGAACGCAATATTGGCAAGTATATTTCACATTTATTATTTGATTGCAATATTTATGCTCAAAGTCATCAGACTTTTCCCATATTTTACTATATACCCTAGGATATTCCCGCTCCTCAAAGGCGCCCTTCTCCTTCATCACTTTATTCACATTGTACATGTCGTAAAACTGCGGCGAAATAAAATAAGGCCCAATCCTATTAATCTCCGAATTACGAATTAACGAAAAATTATTATTACCATCGTTCATATATTGCACATAACCTAGCTCGTGTATCTTAACCATTTTAGTGCCAATCGCGGTTCTTAATAAAATATCATAATCATCGCATATCGGTAACATCTCCGAATAATTACCCAACTCTAATAATGTCGTGCGCCGCCAAATGCGCGGATGGTTGGGACAACACGTTAGATGTGTCAGCGTTACATTATTCACATTTGGCGTAATATATACATAAATCCATCGCCCATTATATTTTTGACAATAATAACTCGCATAACCGTGACACAGCACTCCATTCCCATAACAATAATTTTTACCATTCTCATATATGTTAGTAAAATCCATATAAATGAACCCTACCTCACTATCTTTCTCAAATATATTACTCGTTTTTTCTAACACACTTGGCAATATCTCGTCATCGTGGTCTAGCTCTAACGCATACTTCCCCCTACATAAAGAAACCGCTTCATTTTTTACATCTCCAATACTCCCGCTATTCCCATTCCTTCTATACAATCTTACACGACAATCGTGCGAAAGGGTCGCCCTTAAAAAGACAAAATGGTCGTCATCCGGCGAATCGTCCACAATCACCCATTCCCAGTCCTTCAATGTCTGTACTTTTAGGCTGTCATATGCGCGCAAGATTTTGTCATAGGATTTGTAACACGTCGTGAAAATGGAGTAGACTGGTCGCGTTTTAATGCGGTCCTCTATCGCATTGTTCACTAGGCAATAGCTTAACGAATGATTGAGGGTCTTCAAACTTGGTAAGTCCATATAATGGATCCAACGAAACTGCATTCTTGGCGGGATGACCATCATTACATCATCGCAATAGTCACGACATAGACCACCTAAAGTCACTAATAAATGATAATTGCAGTTGAACAACTTGTTTAAATCCTCCACCTTATTTGTTATGTGAACTGTCCCCATTATGTTTTCCTCGTTTGCATTTATAAATGCGTCATGATGAGAATACTTGTCGTAGCGAAACAACAGAACTACTGGATACCTCATATCTATATTGTGTATAATATATTATGTCATGTATTCTATTTAAATTTGTTATTACAATATATATTATTTGTTATTTATTGTAATATTTTTATTTCTTCCTTTATATTTATTGTGGTTGTGGTTGTTGCAATTGGGTTGTGCATTTATTGGTAGTGTGTTTATTTGTCTGTCACGTTATATGGACTTCATTTATATCTTTAATATGGTTAAATTATCTGTTTCTTTTTTTCTGTTCGTCTTTTACATCCTTTAATATGAAAAATATTCCAGCAATGAACAAAAACATAGGAAATAACACTAGAAACCACGATAACCATGTAAACCCCTTACCGCATAACCAATTTAATATCCATGTCCATACAAGACTATAAATCACCCCTATAAAAACTTTAATAAGTGCAACATGAGTAAATACCTCATATAATGCACTTAATACTGTGAAGAAAAAATATATTCGCGCAGGCGTGCAATATGATGAAAAATCCATTATATAATATATATATATATATATATATATTAAATACAATAATGCGAAATGCGAAATGCGAAATGCTAAATACTAATTGGGTTTACACCCTTGAAGATTTAAAATGGGACAAAACAATTTAAAAATAAATTGTGTTATTATAATATATAATGGATAACAAAATAACGTTAAATAAAAATAACAATGACGATGAATATGATATACTTAATCAAAACATATTAGAACAAGCAATATTACTACAAATGACCAGTGAAATAAGAGCATTAAATATGGGTATTATCCCTAAAATGGATGTTGTTAAAAAAATTCATTTGATTGAACCAAAAGAACCAAAATGGAATGAGGTTCGTCAAAATCAAAGTTGTAGACGCATATTTAGAGAGTAAAATTTGTCCCATTTTAAATCTTCAAGGGTGTAAATAATATTGTGCGCATTAAAACTCCGGGCTGTGCTTCTTGAATATGCAGCCCTGTGGCACGATGCATTTCACCTCATTGGTAACAATTGCCGGGTTTTGGTTCGCGCATGTGCCCATCCAGATTTTAATAATGCAAAAGTTTTTCTTGGGCGAAATTGTAATGCCTGTCACGTTTGATACGAACGCAGGCGTTTTGCTGATGGACCCCCCAGTTAATACATAGGACATATCTCTCCAAACATCAACTACGTTTTTATTTAATACTTTATACGAAAAGCATCCACCGGTGCGGTTCTGTTTGTCCTCCCACATCGGCATGATGCCTTCTCTCATTAAGAAGAGCATGCAATTCTGCACGAGCTCTTTGGGTAAAGTTTCCGTAATTGCGATGGTTTCTTCCACTGAACTAACCGTATAAATTTGCTTGTAGCTTTTGGACGTCCAATCTGTATCATGCGGCAAATGAGCCCATAGGGTCCATTTATTATGCAGCGCGTGGAAACTTGGTATAGCCATACTCTCCTCATTCGGTGTTTCAATTGGTTGCGAGTTCATTTGTGTTGCTAGAGTATTATATTCGGTCTCCATCTATAATATATTATGTTCAATTTTTTTATATTGGTTTTTTTATATATTTAATTATTTAATTATTTAATTCGTTGGATTGCATTATTTAGAATGCGGGTTATCTAAATAATATCTATTCCATTACTTATTTATGCCATCCTGGTTTAATAATATTTTGAGTTGTCTTAAATTTACAATGATGATTATATTGCATTTATCATATAAATGCAATATTTATTTAATTTGTTAAATTAATATGTTCTGCAATTATTTTATTCCACAATGCATAACAAGCTTCGCGAGTTAAATATATTTTTGCAAATTGATATGCGTTTTCAGCTATTTTTAATGCTTCGCTATAATTATTTAAACACCATTCCGTTTTTTCAACTAAATCAGATAAATCTTGTTTTACAGGAATATAATGTTCCCACTCTTTTAAATATTCAAAAAAGTATTCTTTGTGTTGTCTATCTTGTAAAAGTAACGGACGATGAGACCATAATAAGTGCTTCAATCTTCCTGAATATCCTTCCCCCTCCACATCTATCAAAATAGAATATGTTTTTATTAAATCGGGAGTTGACATAAAATCTGACACTTCATATTTATCATAATTTATATTTCTTTTATTTATATCATAATGCCATTTACCCCATTTTTTAAAATCAAATAACTCTTTATTATTACAACCAATATCTAATAAAATCTCTCTATTTGGATGTGAAATTGAACCAATCCATCCAACTTTATTTTGTTTATATTTTTGCAATCCAGCAGCATGTATGTCTTTAATTAATTCATTATAATCATTAATTCCTACATCTGGCCAGGCATGAAAATTAAAATCTGGCACTAGTCTATAATAAGAATTTTGTTTACTATATGTGTAATCAGTATTATTTATTTCAAAATCATATGTATATATTTTAATTTCTTTAAAATCATCCCAATTATATATTTTATCTGCTTCATTAATGCACCAATATGTTGAGACGGCCCGACTTAACGGTCCTCCAAATGTATTAAAATCAAGATTTCCATTTGTTTTTACTAAAGTAAAATAATAATTACTCATATATTAATAATAAATTAAATTTAGATTGTGTGAACTTAAATATCATGTTAACCTGCGTTATTAAATAAAATAAATTACTCAAACCGATGTGTATGCACACTCTCCTAAAATAATGCTCTCCTCATCCGTTATATTTAACACATTCACATCTGCATCCACTATCGTCAACGTATATGACAACTCTTTCTTATCGTCATTCATCAACACATTCAATGTGTCACCAATCTTTAATATCTCACGACTATAATACAATATGAAATCGCGGTTTATCACATTACCCTCTATATAAAAATTATAATCATCTGTTTTTAACGCGACAATGTATACTACATTATCTGCGTCATTTATAAACTTTAGTTGCACCGACATAAAGTCATACGTCGCGCACTTGTAAATAATTTTATTATTCAACCACGAGACATGTTTAAACGTGTTGTCCGTCATTATCATCTTATCATATAAGCCATTGTTTGTTGGCGCGTTATATATAATATACGACGTATCATTAATCAACAGGCGACCATTACATTCTTCAATTAGGTCTTTCTCCTGCGCATAATTAGACGGGTTATAATGCATTACAGTTTTGCTCATTTGATTAGACCCTTTGTCAAAACATTCTATGAAAAAATTGGCGGGCTCTTCGGTTGTCGCATTATGTGTATCGCTTACAAAAAACCCACACTTATTCTTAATGTAGTCCAAACGTGGACTTTTTGCAAGCGCGCACATCTTTTCGTAAAATATCTGGCACACGCTAAACGCATATATCGCGTTATAACCTAAATAATATAACACTGTATTTAATATATCTAGGCAATACTGAAATGCGCTTATACATGTTGGCATTAATATATTATTTAACACATTATATTGTTTTTATGCCTTTTACGCCATCATTTATATTACAATTTAATAATAATAATTTAATATTTATTATTATTTATCTTTATCCATCTTTATCCATCTTTATCTATTATTTCATCTAGTGAATGTCGCAATTCCATGCACATAGTGCCCAACCTGGTCTCCCGGGTCACCCGCGCTATCAATCTCATAAATGTCACCCGTTGAAATATTATTTGTATAATAATTCTTACCCATAATCTCCACCTCAAACACCTCCTCATCGTCCTCCTCCTCTTCCTCTTGTTCCTCTTCTGTTACTGCCTCCTCTTCCTCCTCCTCTACATCCTCATCCTCTTCCTCCTCCTCTACATCCTCTACATCCTCATCCTCTTCCTCCCCCTCTACATCCTCTACATCCTCTTCCTCCTCTACATCTGCATCCTCCTCTACATCTGCATCCTCCTCTACATCTGCATCCTCCTCTACATCTGCATCCTCCTCTACATCTGCTTCCTCTTCTTGGTCTGCCTCTTCTTGGTCTGCCTCTGCTTCATCTGCTTCGTCTTCTTGGTCTGCCTCTTCTTGGTCAGCCTCCTCCTCTACATCTGCCTCTGCCTCGTCTTCTTGGTCTTCTTGGTCTTCTTGGTCTTCTTGGTCTTCTTGGTCTGCCTCATCCTCTACTTCTTCAATATTTAGCGAAAGGTTTACTTCTTGATGGAGTTGTGAAACCGGTCCTGCAATCTCCGGGTCATCCTTTTCCAAATGGTCATACGCATCACACTCCCACCCATCTTTAAACATTTTATTCCAGCCGACTTCAAAACAGCTTTGGCACAAGCAAATCTCCTCTTCATCTTTTGTTAACATATAATAACTATCATTCTCAAGTATGATTTGCTCATTGCATTGGTCGCAATCACATACGTTATCATCCTCTTGTTCCTCTTCATCCTCGTCCTTTTTGCAATACGCGCCACACACCCACCCATCTTTACACATTTTAAACCAGCCAGGTTCAAAACAGTTGTAGCACCAATAAATGGTATCGCCATTTTTTGATAAAACATACTTACCACTCATGATTTTTTCATTGCATTTTTCGCAATAACAGACGTTATCATCCTCCTTGTGCGAAGCCTGTAACAAGGATACATTAACCGGCGGAATGTCCTCCTCCTTTGATTGACATTCGTAGACGCATTCATCCTCGTCAATCTTGGGCGGAACAAACCCAACCAAGCTATCATAATTAAATGTGCAAGTCTGGTCATTCGGGTCTAATTTTTCTTTCTTAATAAAAACGCAATCATCAACTGCATTGTTATCCATCGTAGTTTCTGTTGATGCAGTTGCAGTTGCTGTTTTATTTGTAGACCCTGCATTTAGCATTTTTTTAACAATGGGCAAAGACAAAATAATTTCATTGGTTACATCATACTCGTCACATTTTGTTAATAAGTCGCCAAATAAATTTTGCAGATGTTTCTTTAATGCAATAGATATATCGTCTACGATTACATGAATGTTAGACTGCACACTGGTTTGATTAATTTGGGTTGTTTCATACATGTTCGGGATCGGTGACATTATGTTTGGTTGTTCTTGTTATTATTATGTTATAACACTATTCGTTTAATATGATTTAAAAATTGATTTATCTAATATAATATAAACATGAATGCGAATATGGATGCGAATATAAATAAACCAGAAGACCCCGACAATGTAAATATAATTATGCGTCAAACCACGTATAGCCGCGAAGAAACCGTTGCAAAATTGGAGGCGCATAATAATGACATGTTTAAGGTGTTGCGCGAGTTTATGCGCATCCCTGAAAAAAAACCCGTTCAAACTGGGACCTTAAATCAAACCATATATAAAGAAATCCGCAACACTTTAGGCAGCGTTCCTATTGATTTTAATGCGAATGTGAAAAAATAGTGAATTCATAATGGGTTGGATTAATAAATAATTTTAATTTGCATTCAATTATAATTATTTGATGTTTATTCTGGTATTCTGGTATTCTGGTATTCTGGAATTAAAGAG